TTTTTGATACGACCAGTATGAGCCTCGATAAATAACTCCCGAAAGGATTTGGAAGAATAGAACTTTCCGGATGCGTTTAGCTTAGAACGGCTGCAAATGTGCAAGGTTTTGTTCCCCGCTAGTGTAAAACAATTGATCATGAATCCGTCCAATAATTCTTGGCATACCATTCCTTCCTCTTTCGCCTGTTGAGTGGTCTGCACAGGCAGATCGGTAAACATGGCTTTGGGAGGGGCGATACACAATGGTCGATTCGTTTCCATATTCCATACTACCGAACGAAACCAGCGACTATGGGGGAGATTCATGTTGGATACACCTTTTTCATAACGAATGATACACAGATCCGATTCATCCTGGTCCACAATACGAAAGGATCCACCCTCTTCCGATTCTAAAAATGCTTTCAGATCGACCCATGACGGATACTGAGTAATCAATTCCGCGAATGTGCTATTACGATACGAAAATGACATGATTACGCTAGGTATCGTGACATCCTATTTCTTTATATTGGAGTGTTTTTATCGATCGATAGAATCTCTAGTAAAAGATAGGGAAGATGGAGGAGCCACTACAAGATGATAAAATAGAAGAACTCCCTATCCATGTGTCGGCGGCGGAACCAGTGGAGGTAGATCATGTTCCGAGCGAGGAAGAAGTCGTCGCGGAAATGATGCGTCCTTCCTCTGTACAAATCTCCTCCCCGACGGATGCGGATGAGGAGGATCCTATGGCATTCATTATGGAATTGGGAGATTACGTGGTCATTGAAACAAGTACGTATGGAAGAATCGAAGGTACGGTGTATTATCGAAGTCTAGAGCGAATTAGTATCAAGCCGACCGGTGTTTCTCACTACCTCCATCATTTCAAGGTAGAACAAACAGATGAAGGGGAAATGTATGATGACGCCGACGGGGTGAACGATACCTTTATCATCGATAAACGAAAGCAGACCACTTTTGTGGAACAACAGAACTTTCGAGTGGGTCAAATGGTGGATACCTTCACATCAGAGCGTGAACCCTATCGAACATTCAAGATTATCGATGTCTCCACCGAGGTCGATTCAATCAAACTCGAAGACCCAGAAGACACAGAACACCCCGTCGAACTCATTTTCAATGGAGTTGGTATCGAATCGGATGAACCGATCGCGGTCATACGAATCCGTCCTTCTCTTCCAGAAGAGGAAGCCTCGCCAGAGGTGATAGAAGAGGAACCCCTACAAAGCGAGGACGTGGAAGATGTCATCGAAGAGATCCCTCTTGGCATCAAGGAAATTGGTGTTATTGAAATAACTCCTCCTAAGATCTTCAAAGAAGCGGCAAGTTATGAACAGCGTATTCCCGATGATATGCAAAAGATCGATGCACTCAACGATTTTATGTTAGGTCTGGATCCCTCTGTTCAGAAAGATCCACGCACTCTACGCACCATTCGCATTTTGGTGGAAACCCTGTTTTATTTGAAGCAAGGAACCGTTTCTTATCGAAAGGATGGATCCGTTCAGGGAGCTCAGGATGTTTCTCTTTCATTCCTTTCTGATTTGATTAAACAATCCCACATTCCAATGGGTCGCCCTGTTCTTATGGTTTCAAAGAGAGAGTATTCCATGAACGAAGAAATGGATGCCTTAAATGAATCGGATGATAGAAAGTACGATCCTTCTGATGAAAGAGAGAAACGAGTCGATGGAGATAAGGTGTATTTCGAGAAATTCGCTCAAGAATTGATGCAGATGAATGCGGTATCCAGTAGAGTCGTGTCAACTTCTTCTAGCAAGGGATCGACTGTTGTAGAGTGGAGAGATCAACAGGATTTCATTCAACGATTTATGAATCCGTGGAGATCCGTGGCGGAACCTACATGGAAAGCGTTGAGCGATTCTGATTTTTTCAGAATGAGTCATCCTATTACGCGTCAGATAGGAAAGGGTGTTCATGAACTCCAAGCGATCGTTCCAGGATATGTCGCTAGCCATATGGAGGACTTGAAACTGGCATTCGACCGAGTTTCCTTGGCGATGGAGAGAGCTCTTGGAGCTACTTATCGTAAGGGCAAAGATCGTTCGAAGCAGGTGCTTATGGGAGAAGAAGGAGCACGCATGCTTTCCTATATCATGTTCCCTGCTCGTCTAGCGAGACATCTAGGACGCACCCGTTCCAGACAATTGGCGATCGACACATATCGAAGCCAGCTCCCCCCTAAGACCATGCAGATGATCATAGAAGAAATGGGAGAACCTAAAGAAAATGGAACCTCGAATGACGCGATTCTACTTACGAGCGAGGACGTGGGTGAAATCTCCATCGCGGATTATGTGTCAGGAATGACCATTCCATCCCTAGGATTCGGCGATGCGATGGATACCCTCGATCAATATGGAATGGGAGATATGGAGCTGAATTCGGATCTAAGCGAAGCACTTATTCAGAAGATTGAAAAGTATCAGGAGCAGTTGATCTCTGCCCTGGCAGCCTTTCGCGAGATTATTTCATCTAAGGAGCCAAATGATCCCAAGCCGAACCCCATGCTTCCCAATCCAGAGTTCTTCAATATCATTTTGAATGAACCGATGTTGCGTTCGGAACTGGAGGAATACAAGCGTGTCAACCCCTCTTTGGCGACTTCGGACATTGGACAGGTGAGTCATTTGATGAAACACGTTTCCAACTATTTTCAAGTGGCGGCAGGACAGAATAAAGATTTGGCAGCGGCTGCCTTCTTACAAGCTGGTCTGACTGAATATCTGAAACAACTCAAGATTGCGAATCTGATCCGATACAATCAAATCCATGCAGGAGAACGCCCGAAAAAGAACACATGCAAACACGTCGCGGACTTGGTCAGTGTTCAAAAGATTAAAGATGATAGTGAGCGATTTCGTGAACTAACACAGTTTGTCAAGAGATACCAGGGCGTGCGTTCTAGCAATTGGACGGATTGCCGCACCTGCAAAGAGCATCTGATCTGCATTCACGAACGATTGCAACTTCAGGCCTACTTGAATCCAAAGGAGAAGGAGACGATTGAAAAGCAGATCATTCTCACCTGCTCTGGCGGACAATTCCAAGGAAAATACATCTGTCGAAATTGCGGTCAGACACTGCGTGATCTGGATTTTGACAATAACTTGGAATTCGACGATAATGGTAAACCCAAATCAGGACGCTCTGTTCTGGTCGACGAAGATGCCATTCTAGACGAAAAACTAGATATGTTGGTGAGTGTCCCAATCGAGCCATCACAGAAGAAAGAAATGGAATTAACGGAAGACGAAGTGAAATGCTATCATGTCATTCGCGAATTATCGGAACGTGTGGGTGTACAGCTGGATAATGATGGATATCGTACTGTCATCGACGATGTTATGCGTTTCATGAATCAGCTCTCTACTCGTGAGGAATATGGAGTAAAGAAGAAGATTGCATACGAAGTATTTGTAGTACGATTCCTCATTACCTCCTGTGCCGCCTTTTTACTCGTTGAGATTCAAACCAAGATTCCATCATACCTGATTCGATACACCTTGATGGGATGCAACAATCCTGGGTTTGAAGGATATCCGTTGGAGAGGGAAAAGACTAACATGCAGGGTGTGGAGTACATGGCGTGTGCGATCTCTTCCATTATGAAGAAGGAATCTCCATGGGGAAATACAGGATTTCAATCGGAACCTGATGACATCAAGCGCATGAAAGGAATTGTCGCGTACATGGATAATATTCTGACGATGTCAGAGCACAACGCGGTTATTCAAGGAAGACTGTCTTTGAAGCGACGATATTTATTAGAAGTATTCGGAAAATCGTCGGATGATCAAGGTGGTTATTCAAAGGAGACCATTCCTTCCGCCTTTTTGCCAGAGCAAATCGTTCTTACTCCAGAGGATGCGGCCAAGGAGGTTATTCAAAAAGAGGTTATGGAGGCGATGGGAAACAGCGGTCGCAGTGCCTTAATGAAGCTATGGATTCGCCAGGCCCATCTCGTAGCCAAGACATCTGCCAAGTTGGTAAAAGGAGCCCCTCTTTCCGAAACTACTTGTTGCACCGCCCCCGTTTCGGCACCAGGAATCTTTTGGAAAGAACAAGAAAACTTCCCTGAAATGCATGCACGTCAGCTGGTTCCTAACCAACAGGGATCATTCATGCTTACCTTCTTTGAACCGCGTGATGCAAGTGTAGGAGTCGTCGAGCCAAACAAGGATTTGTACTATCGCCTGTTTTTGAAGTGTTGTTTTACGGGTCCACGCGTTGGACACCTTCATGAACCAGGTCTCACTCACCGATGCACATGGTGTGGATTTCAATTTCCTGGACATCCGAAGGTCATCGACACGAATACAGAAGGACGTGGATCACTTTCTGAGGTCAACACTGCGACGGAGGAATTTAACAAGTTGTTGGATAGCATTCATGAAGTGAACCGTGTGGAGCCGATTAAGAAAATGGAGATCTCTTCATTGGAAGTTATAATGGAACAATTTGGATCCGTTTCTCCTCCACCATTTCAAGAATGGAAGGATATCATTGCACATACCACACAGGAGTTTATGAAATTACCCCATGATGCGGGAAGAGATGACATTGCCAGTGCAGCTGCACGTATTTCGATGATTTCCTCAGAGGCGGAAGATATGATCTTTCAACGCAGAACGATGGCCGTTTTTCGTACCTTAATCCAAGAGCAAATAACGGAGCTATCGTGGAATGATTTCTTCAATGTTCTTCAGAATTATTTCATTACTCCTATCCAGCGATTCTTGGCCGAGTTTAATCCAAAGGGATTTGCCATACCCGTCGAAATGAAGAAGGCTCTTTCAGAGACCCATACCTCACAGGATCTGCAGCCAATTTTGGATCGTGAATTGGAGTTTATTAAGTCAAAATCGGCGGAACGCAAGAGCGAAAAATTAGAATTTGCACGAACCAAACTTGCCTATTGCTTGAAGCAATGGAGTGCGTTGTTGCCCTACAAGAATAAGATCCGCCCGATTGTGGTTCCAGGAAAGGAGAAGGCACTCTTTTACATTCAGAAAGCTATGTTTTATGGACCACTTGCATCTCTCCTGGATTCGGGAGAGGTTGTGGCGGGACCCAAGCAGGGACGCAAATCGGCGATGTCGGCGGTCAGCAATCCCTCTGCTACATTTATTCTGGAGGTCATAACGTCCTTCTTGACGAAATATGGAAAGGAGAAATTGTCGTATGACGAGAAGGAAATTAAAAACCTGATTGCCATTCGTGATGAAAAGGAACGTGTGAACGTCGTTGCTGAATTCAATAAGTTGTCTGATGAAGAACGTTCAGTAGAACTGACAAACAAGAAACTTGGAATTGGAAAATGGGCGGTAGGTGGAACCAAATTGATTTACGCCTATGACAAGGACTATTACGATCAGGAGCGTCAAAAACGTATGGCGGCAGGCATTGTTGATTTTTCCGGATCAGGTAATGGCGAACCAGAAGTTCCAAGTGGAAGGGATTACGATGATGTTGGACTTCGCGAATATGGAGATGACGAATATGAACAAGAGGGAGGTTATGATCAGAATCAACACGCCGATGACGATGCCGAGTAATGATATAATTTTTCTATGTAGAACAATAAGGAATGTCCCTTCTCATCTATTCGGGATTACTCTACCTATTGGGAATTTCCATCGTTCTGGCACTGAAGCCTGAATTGATGTTCTCTACGGATGGGTCATGGAAGGAATTTGGATTGGGACGATCAAAGAAAAAGTATACATGGATGCCATTTTGGTTGTTTGCGATCATGTGGGCGATTCTATCGTATTTGATCATCCTGATTATTGCCAGTGCAACCGGCTTGGGTGGAGTATCGAATAATGTGGACCTCACGGTTAAACAAAATGTTATTGAGCCTGAAAATGTATCTCAAAAATCACTTTCCACTTCTTATCCAAAGAAGAAGCCCAATTCCCTTCAGGACATGAAGAAAGGGTATTATATATTGGATGAGAACCAAACACAAATGAAAGGTGTACCCACCTATATGTATTTGGGTCCAGAAACCCCGAACCTCGTCTATCATGATTCGGTTGAGGAACGTTAACATGCTGTACCTTTTCCAGTTCCTGTTACCATTCCAAATAATATACCAAAAAAGACATAAAAACCATAACACCATCCGGAAACCATTGGAAATTTCTCTTCTATTGCTTTTAGGGTCCATTGTGGTGCACAACACGGGGTAGAATTTTTAGAGTTCTTTGCATTCATGCTTTGCGGTTTATCGTCTTTATACATGGGTGCGACCACGGATGCAATGGGTATACGGCAGGTGTCAAACCACGAAACTAGTAATGCAATCCATACTGCACCCAATGTGTACAATGATCCCATTAATGCATTCATCGGATTGACGGAATCACATTTCTGAGAACTGAGATGAATACCGAAAGAGGATATCATGGCCAAAAAGGGGATTCCCAGCCACAATATAATAGAAAAATTTCCACTCGCCTGATCTACGGTTTGGAATAACAAAATCAACATCATCACAATGAAGATCCCAGTAGGGACAGCAAGTGTCAAGATATCCATATCCGGTTGACTAATTAGTTCCAGAAATTATTTGGTACAATCTTTTCATCATCCCGCGTCATCAATAAGTCCAAATTAGGTAGGTAAAGTAGAGAATGTCGGATGAACTAAAAAAATTCTACGCAGGGCGAGAAAAACACGGTAAGGATCGTTTTGATTATGACGACGATGGAAATCTGGTTGAACGTGATAAGCAGGGTGTAGTCATTAAAACAATTAGCCTTCCTGTCTATCGCCCCATAACAATGGATGAATTCAAAGAAATGGATGCCGCACGAATCGAGGCCATTCGGGAGTCCATTGAGGCATTCGATCGTGCCCGCATGGCGTTATTTGAAGAATTGCAAAAGGGCGAGTTTCGGGATCTAACACGTGTTCTTACATTGAATGAAGAGGTGGAAAAGGCAGACATTCGTCTCCAGAAGGTACGATTTCCACATCGTACGCTCGAAAGGGAAGAACTTCAAATCCGTAAAATCGATTTTAGCCAACCAAATGAGACACGTAAATTTCCATACTGGACAACGATGCTTCGAACCAACCCCTATCCGATAAAGGATCAGTATGTTCGCGTAGGAGAACCCGCTGAAAAGCCATTGGTCAGCGTGGAGGAAGCCCGATCAGAACAAGTCGTGCTATTTGGAGATGTTTCCAATGTCGATTATGGATTTTTGTCGCTGGACTGGGAGATTGCTCTTGAGATTCAATCGATCGTGGACGGAAAATCAACGATGTATCAATCTGCTACGCAGGCGATCTTGGGAGAATTGGCGAAATTCTTTCAGGATCAGGAGCATTTGGAAAAGATCATGTTGGCGGCTACGCCGGATGACATTCAATATACAGTGGATGATGTTCCTGGAAACCGTGATGAAAACGAAGTACGATGGAAGGATCAGTATCAACGATTGTTGTACGAGGTCAATCTCAAGAAGTTTACTCAGTATCCTGAATTGGCACTCCGTTTGATGCAGACGGGTCAGATGAGATTAGGTGCGTATAAACCAAAGGACAATCTAATTGGAATTGGATTGTCATCGGATGATGCGAGAGCAAAGAATCCGGCCATGTGGTCGGGTCAAAATCAACTGGGTGTGGTCTTAATGCGTATTCGTGATGCTCTTCGTGAACAGCAGGAGGAGCAGGCAAAAGCACAACAAGCAGCACAGCAACAAGCACCAGTGAAGAAATCGATCCGCAAACCACGCCGCGCAGCGGCATCGTTGGACCCAGTACAACCGAAGGAAGCGACTGCACCAGCAGATGCCCAGCCATTAGCACAAGTGGTTGAAGCCCAACCCATGGCGGTTGCATCGAACGACGTAGTACCCGTAGAGGTTGCTGCACCCATGGCAGCACCACCCTCCTCTGTTTCTAATCTGATTTCATCACAAGCGGCGGATCAACCCGCCCCCCAATCAGCACGTCGTAGACCTGAAGTCGGTTTATAAATAGCTTATTTGCTAAGTGGAAAATCCTTCATTTTGGATTCATTCTTATCACAGTCGACCTTGTTGGCACGATAACGATAGCAGATTCCATTCTTGTCTTTATACACGGTCTTATCGGCCGTGGCGGGATTGGGGTATTTGTACACCACACTCTGTTCGGGTTTTACATAGATAACCGCAATGATACCAATAACAATACCGATGATTAAAGGAACTAATCTAATGTGTTTGATCATCTTTATTTAGGTCCTAGAAAATATAATGATGAAACAGGAATCATGAATCTGTCGAAATTATTACGCGATGATAATTTTAATATGTTCTTCAGTCTCATGTTGGGCATCGGGCTAATGTGTCTCTTTCGCCCCATTTGCATTGGAAAGGACTGTACGGTTAGTAAGCCACCGTCTGAAAAGGATTTTGAGAAGTATGTGTATCGTCTAGGTGGTTCGTGTTATGAATTCAAGACAGAAGTTATGGAGTGCCCTGCATCCGGTGCGATTGAGGCGTTTCAAAGCCATCATGCCATTCAAACCCGTGAGAAGGGCAGTCAGTTTTCCAATCGTCGTACCCCCATTCAAAAGTGCGATTCGTTCTGATAAAGGAATTCTCACAAATCCAGAGAAATGGCAACGGCAGGAACGTTATTAAGTGATCTCGATAGCAAGCCCCCGGTACTTAGCAATAAGGACGATGATCTGGTGAATAAGATATTAGCCGATATGAATCTTCCCAGTTCTTCGAATCCAATCATGAACGCACCACCGCCTTCCGGTAATGGTGCTCGAATGATCAGTGCACCCAATCCAAACAGTACTTATCCTGTATCGATGGACCCGGCAACCGCTACGGCACACATGATTGGAAAGGAATATCCCACGACTGCTGATTTTGCAAATCTGATGCACGCCCCGAGTTATTCTCACGGTGGTTCCATGTATGCTCCCGTTTCACAACAAATGGCCGCACCCCAACCCACGCTGGTCGAGACAACCCAGGTAAATATCTATGCAGAAGTTCTCGCCCAAGTCAAACAACCCCTTCTTGTTGCGATCATCGTCTTCTTGGTAAGCCTTCCTATCATCAATGT